CCGTTGCCGACCCTGGCCCTACTACATCGCCTCCAGTTAGACCTGCTGGGTCATTCATCAACAAAAACTGCGTTCCATCGTACATAATGTCTACGATGGAGTTAGCTGCAATCGTTCCCGTACTCAACGCAGAAGTGTTTTGAAACGTAATGTTTTTTGCACCACCGCCATTTACATTTACTGTAGATGCGCCTGTGTTAGCATTCAAAGCAAGAAATTGAATGCGCAACCCTGCCGTGTACGTTGTTGTCACCCCCGTCAACGTCACCACATACGCATTGGCTGCACCCGTGTCTGACGCATAATTGCTATAGGTATTCGCATCGTTTACAACGCTACTCAACGCCGTAAAGTCCGCATCCAGATTTGCCAACGGTATTGCCGTAGTTGCCGATGCAAACGTATTAGGAATAGTTACTGGTTTAGGCATTAGAACCTCACTCTTAATTCATGTTCAAGTTGGAATCCGTTATACACAAATCCTGGCGATTGCGATGTCAAAGTAAATCCCAAATACTTTCCGTACTGTTGTGCGTCATATTTGTACAACGCATAACCTGTTGGAGTCCAATTCACAATGCTGCCGGAATTGTTTGTCCAGCTTATCGTTTGAAGGAAATTGTTAATCCAGTTTATTCCATTAGTCAAGGTAATTTGTTCTGAGGTCTGATTTTCTGCATCAATAGTCGCAAAGATCGTTCCCACCCCTGCACTAGAAATCGTAGCTTCCACTCCTATTTTAAGAGCTTGCTTGGTGCGAATCGGATCATTTAAAGCCCACAATGCCGTTTTGACAAGACTTGCAATATTTGATGTCGTGTCGTTGTAAAGTTTGTACACGCCCCCATTTGCTCGCAAACCAAACGATGTAACTAGTCCCGTCAAAGGTGAAGAATTGATATGCGTGACCTCGCCCATGTCAGTCACAAACCACTTGCGATCAAAAAACAACAATTGCAACTTTCGTAGCGTTCCACTGTCGTTATACGTCACAGACCATGAAGCAATCAAAATATTATAGATCAAACTTTGACACGATGTCACTGGATAAGAAAAATCAATATTTGGAATAATGTTGTCAAGTGCATCGCTTATCTTGGTCGTTGTTGCACCTACTAACGCATATACACCATACCTATTCATAAACAAAATGCTGCGGAAGTATGCAAGAATTCCTTCTTCCAAATCCGACCCAATGCTTGCACTGACGTTTGTATTTGTAAACAGCGTTGCTCCTGTTGCTGTACTTACCCTGACATCCGAGAATACGTTAATTGAATTAGTCCCAAATACATAGAGAAAATTGTTTGCACTTACCAGTCTTGTGATGTCACCGTACAGTGTACCATCCGTAATTGTAATGCTACCTGCGCTTACACTCGTAAAATCGTTGTAGGACTCAACTGCACTGAAGTACACAGTGCGTCCGCTTGCAATCCACACCCGTCCCGAAAACGTTGCAATGTCCTGACCATTTTGCGAAAAAAGTGTTGCTGTTGCACTTGCCCCACTTCCTGCACCAGCGGTAATGGTTACCGATGGGACGCTAGTGTAACCTGAGCCTGGTTCTGTGATTGTAATTGAGTTAATGACCCCAGAAGACTGTGTTGCGGTTGCAGTGGCTTGTACACCTCCGGTTTCATTGGGAGCGCTTATTGTCACGGTCACAGGACTGGTGTAGGCACTTCCACCTGCGGTGATGGTAATGGTCGCCACACTACCAACTTTTACTAGATTAGTTCCATCCCAATTAAAATACCCCTTGCTTGACGTAATGATTAAAGCACGTTCATTTTTCCACTGTGCAACCTTGTTTCCAGAATTATCAAACGTACCGGCTGCGCCCACCGTGCTTAACACGTTGGTGGTAAGATTGAGCGATTCGCAACTTCCATCAGCCTGAAAAATCAATAAAAAGTTGACACCCCCAATGTTAACTGGAGCAGTGTACTCTGGCGTACTTGCTGTAACCGCGAAAAGCGATACCGTTCCTCCTCCGAGCAGCGTTCCTGTTGCAGTCGCCGTGATAATGTCGCCCACCGTTGGAATGGCAGTCAATGCAGAAAAAAATGATTGCCACTGACCTAAAGTGCTTCCTAGTGCACTTACCCGATAACTTTTACCATTGGCTACCGATGTTCCCGCTGTACCTACAACAGGAAAGTAATTTGGAACAATCTTGAGGTTTCCAAACCCGATGGGCATGGCATTTTCCAACCACGCAAACTCGTCGGTATCGATTGAGGTGCGATTGGCCTTTGTATTGATGCCTTTGAAGTCCTTCGTGACATGATAGGACTTGCGCTGCTCGGTAGCCATGTTAGTACGGCGAGCTAAAGACCGTTGGCAACCTGCGCGTCATCGAAGAAGCAATCACCGATCTTGCCTGCTTCTCGTACTCAACTTTAAAAATTTCTGCTTCACCGTAACTTTGTTCTTTGTACTTGGCAAGGTAGGCCGCGTAAAACTTTACTGGCGATGTATACGGTGCTGGAATTTGTTCTGTCTGCGAACTAGAAGTCAAAGCCGAAGGCAACACCACCGCGTCAATTTCAATGACATAGGTCTGGTCTGGAATTGGACCAAAGTACACCGTGGTCAAACCGTAGAGCGAGAATGCAATCGGTCTTCCGGTGTAATTCTGCCAAAACCGGAGTTGTGCATTGAAGTCTGTCCACGCGAGATATCGTAATGGGATGCGTGTGTTACCCCAGTACAAGTTGATGTTTAGAACATCAAGAACACTTTCCGCGTAGGATGGCAATGAGAGAGACGTAAGATCCAACGTCTCAACATTGATGGTTGCTGAGCTTGTCTCAAGATATCGCAAACAACCTGTGTCACGCACAATGCGGCTACGCGCATCGTTGATGTAGTCGGTTAGCTCAGTGTCTGTCCAAAATACGCCCGTTGCGTCATGCAAGAGCCGCCGTACCTCGGTAATGTATCCCGATAGAGTTGCCATTTCGGTCTCATACGTTCAAGGTCTTTGGCCCCATCACTCGCTACATCAACAAGTGACAGGGCTACTTAACCACCAGAGGGGCTAACGACTGGTCTTTTACAGAGTCAAAATGTCTCCAAACACATACACATCTGCCGTCGCCGCAGCACCTTGCGCAGTTGTCAACGATAAATACAGGTTGTAAATGTTGGATTTTACAGTAATATTTGCATTTCCTGTCGTGTTGAGCGTCAGATCAAGAAACAATGTGGACGATGTTAAGGAAGAAAACACTTGACCCGCCGCAACCACTGCCGTTCCACCTTTGCTGACTGCGGTGTACACCCCACCAGCGGCGGTAGTCAGACTAGTAGATGCGTTGGTCACCACAATTCTGCGCAGAATAAACTTCGCAGGTGCGTCAAAGATCGTGATTTGTTGATCGGTGGTTACATTAAAGTTTGCACCAATCAGGTTGCCTAACAATATGCCTCCAAACCGTGTTGGAAGTTCATTGGCAACGCGATTACCATCCATAATTCACCTCACGTTGCGTTATAAGTTCCCGTGACCGACGTTCCACCGCTCACTGTCAAGAAAAGCGCAGTCACCGTTCCAGATGAACTCACCCACTTGACGTTTTGCCCATCCGAAAACACCGTGCCGCCTGTGTTGGCTGCAATCACAGTCGCCCACGCCGATCCGTTGTACGCTTGCACCGACAAATTTGCAACCGGATAGAGCAAATACATACCCGCAGGTACTGTTACATCTGTTCCAGCGGTCACCGCTTGCGTTGCGTAATCAAAATACGCACCTGCGTCATCGCTGTCAAGCCCCGAAACAATGAGTTTATTAAGACCAAGTGCCATGATTGCACTCCTTACAGTGTGAGCGAGTTGTAGCCCGTCACCTTTGTCATTGACTTAGGTTTCGTGCTTACAATCTCAGCAATGGTCAGCACTGCCCCAACGTAACCAATTTGCCAATTTGGTAGTGTAGACTCAAAACCTGTAAAGGCAAACTGTGCTTGGTTGTGGACATAGAGCGACAAATAGTTGCAATTTAACAAGTACATCGTACCTTCAGGGCAGTACGGATCTGGATAAATTGGAATACCAGCGACCATCAGCGCACGAAACGCCGAGTTCGGGCCGTTTTCATCTGCTGCAAAATTTGTTCCTGGCGTGATCATGTAGGTTTCTTGTCCTACGAAGTCTTGCGCTAGGAGCGTCCAAGTTCCAAATCCACACACGCCAAAAGTTGGCATCTCTGCGGATTTCTTGACCGTACCGCTGATGTACTGAAGTACGTTCTGTCGGGTAGGGTTGACCGACCCGGCTGCGTACTCGCTCGATGCCCACCATGAATAGGTGGAGCGGTTCAACCCTGCATACGTTCCGGCAGAGTCAACCGCGATGGGCAGACCTGTAAACCGCTGCGTGTTCGTGCCATCGTCGGTGTAGGCCGAAGTTGCCATTGCATCCATCATGACGTTGGTGCAGTCATTCATCCGCGCTTCAATGAGGGGAATGATCGCATAGTCCTGCTGCACCGCGCCTTCCATACCGAGGAACGGAACCGGAGCAATCATGAGTTTCAGGTTCCACTCAGCGTTGTACGCACCCTGCTGTACCGCAGGCTGTGCAAACGATCCTGAATAGTCCGACCATTGCGCATTAACAAACTGCGCACCTTGCACCGGAACAGTCACCGAAGAAACACCACCCGATGCAGTCTGACTGTTGCCAAGCAAAGCCGCCATCAACGGGGTTGAGTTGTAAATTTGGACGATCAACTTAGGAATGAACGCCCTCCGCGTCACATACGTCAGTTCATTGAACTGACTCGTGCCGCTTGCTGGGATGATACCGCCACCAATAGCCACGATAAAGTTCCTTTATAAAACGTAGCCCCTATCAAAGTCCAATCGGTCTGCGTGGTTGCCGCAACTCGGTCAATGCTTTTTGTGCAGCTTCACGCGCAGCGTTCTGTGGGTTCTTGAAAAAATTCTTCAAGTCCCAGTTGTTCAGTACTGGTGCGCCTTGGAAGATCGGCGTGGGTTTATCCACTGACTCAGCTTGCTTCATCCAGTTGAAGTAGTCGGCAGCGGTTTGATGATCGGCAATCTTCTTCTCAATCATAATCTTCTCCACTGCTCTAACATCTTCATCGCTTTGCACTTTACCTGATTCTTTGAGTGATCTTCGACGATCTTCCAAGACGTTTCGAGCGTCGCGCTCGCGCAGCTTGGCTTCCAGTGAATCAATCTTGCTCTGCATCTGCTGACGGGTGCTCTCCATCCTGTCCTGGATCTCAATCTCTGGGATAGGCAGATCTTGACGGATTTTTTTGGTCAGGCGGAGGGCATCCGCACGGGTTGTTGGATTGTCATGCAACTCCTTGGCAAGCAAGGCCAACTCGCGGATGTCGCCGTCTGACAAATTTTCAAGTGACATGTTTAGCCCCTACGCTGTATCAGATGACTTTCTTAGTGTCGCCAGGGTTGGACAACGTCATGTTGTTCTTTGCGCCACCTTTGGATGCATCGGTGAACCCGCCAAATTTTCCGAAACGATGCGGATTGACAATTTGACCGTTCTCTTTTTTGTCGTCAAGAGGGCGGCGAATTGTTTGCGCACCGCGTGGTTTAAAGAGATCCATTGCTTACTCCTTAGATAGGTAACGGGGGTGAACTTAGACCTTTCACTGGCGCTGCTGCAAGTGCTCGCATGGCTGGTGATGCAGCACCTGTTTGAGGCAACGATTGTATCATCTGCATAATTTCAGCAGGTATCAACTCGCGTGTTTTGCCTTCTGTCTCGCCGAACACTTTTGCCAGTGATGAGATCACGTCAAGGATAACTTTGCCTTCTTTAGAATCGGAACCAAAACCGACCAAGGCTTGCTGCATCAAGTCCATTGCCATCTGTACATTGACTTTTGCGTTGGCTTGATCGCCCTGTTTGTCTTCGGGCGTAAGCATCGGTGCGCTCATGGGTGGCGTTTCAGCCCCAGACAACGCAGGCTTTTCCGTATCCAGAACGGGTGATGCAACTTTTGGTTGACCTTTGCGGATCAAGTCCATGAGTTGATCTGATGGTACGCCCATGCTTGATCCTTAACGACGGGTCTTACGACCGCGCATCATCTTGCGTGCATACATGCGAGCCTCCTAACGTGTTGGCATGCGGTTTATAGGTGGACGACTTCCGCGCTGAATTGCGTTCCTGGCAAACGTCATCTTTGGTGCGCGTGCTACCTTTGCTAACGTTTCCTTGGTCATCCGGGGTTGGTCCCCAGCGGTACGATACGCGTGTTTCATGATTTATGCAACTCCTTCGTTGTCAATAGGTTGTGCTTGCGCCATTGTTTGTTGCACTGCTTGCTGCATCTCCAGATCTTCCTTGAGCAATTGTTTCATAGGTGGCTCTAGCAAGTCAATAAGGCGTTCTTTGGAGATCGCTTGTGCCTTGAAGAGGCTGAACGCCAGATCGCGGGTGTCTTCCATGAAGATAGGTGAGTTGGAGTGTGCATCCACCTTGACCACAAAGTCATCGCTGAACTGGTCGGCAATGAACGGTGTGTTGTTGGCATCTTCATAACGTCGATCATCGTACCTGCGCATCAACTTCAAGTACATGGTAGCCACTTTTTCCAACGCATCTTCAATAACTAAAGCTCGTCTTTTGGCTCTGCTTGAACCAAGTCTTGCCAATTGCGAAGCGTGCCCTGCGCTGCGCACCCCTGTTTCTCCCCTGCCTTGCAAGACCGAAACAATGCCCGATGCTTCTGCAAACATGGTGTCAATTTCAGCAATCTCGCGGAACAAATCGTTGGGGATGCTGGGTGCGAGTTGTTCTACCTTGGCGTTGGGTTGATCGCTGTACAACAGTCCGCCTGCACGGTTGAGAGCAAAGTTCTTCTCGTCCGGCATCCCAAGAAACCCGATCAATGCCGTTGGAGGCGACACTTGTTTGTTCAACAAATCAAGGATTTCAGACATGCGTTTGTTGCGCATCTGTTGTAAAAACACCAACTGTGCGGTCTCCGAGCGTCCCCAGTAGTAATCGTACTGTGGGTTGGGACACAGCTGGATGAGTGGCACTTCACCTTTGAGGTAGACCGAGGCCATCTCTCGGTCATAGATGACCACATCCGGGTCTGCAATGGTGACAAACTGGTAGTCCTCAATGTCATCGTTCCAAATGTAAAGTTCCCGCATCTCTGCCAAGTTTTCTGCTACCCGTGGCCTGTAGCGTGAGATGCCACCCAAATCAAGGTTGACGTTGCCATAGATGGTGGGATTGACCTGAGACATAAGCAAACGTTCAACACCTTCCGGCATATCGGCCTGAGATTTCTCATTCGAAGTCACACGC